TTCCATTTAATAAAGTCTGGTATGTAATAAATGTTAAGTGCTTGAACAGCACAAGCAACTGTAACTTCTGTATTGTTAGGTGTGTCGTTGTCTAGTATGTGAAATACTTCTTCTTGTCTACTCCATATGCTAGGATAACGAATGTAGTCGTTCATTTCTTTAATACTGTCTATTGAAAAATGAAAACGTACTAGTTTGAATTCTTTCCATAGATCAAACAAATCATCACGCCATTCAACACCATTTGAATTATAGCGTAGTTCTAAATCTTTAGCGTAGCCCATTTTAATAGCATGTTCAAGTATTTCGTAGTGTTCTTCAATAATAAGACTTTCGCCGCCTGCAAAATAAATTTGTTGCATACTAGGCATCTGCTCGTAGAACTGTTTCCAAAATGTAGGATTTTGTTTGTGCCAATTGTAACTACTACCGTTGGATGACCCTTTGTCTTTCCATTGCATTGTTTCTTTGAGAGATTCATTTTGGACTGCTGGAAACATTGCTTTCCAGTCTTTTATCCAACCACTACTATCATGAGGACTACACATAACACAAGCAAGTTGACATTTAGTTCCAAAGCGTAAATCAATATATGCTAGTTGCGGAGGTACGCTACCATCTTCTTTTGTATTTTCTAGTAATTTATCTACATCAACACGCTTACTCCAATATGCTGTTTCCCACATACGCTTTGAATTATGTCCTGCCGCTTCTTCTTTAAAGCATTTAATGCAACTAGGAGGTATTTCTCCGTTCAACATTTGTTTACGTACATTACGCATGTATGTACTGTTCCATGCTGTTTCAAAATCACTTACATTGAGATTGTTAGGTCTTCCTTCTTCATCTTTAAGGATGCCTACTTGTCCGCCATGTTCTTTGTCATTAGTAGGACCAACACTACTTGCATTTGCTGTACAACATACACGCATACTTCCATCTGGTCTTGTGCTTAAATGTACCCAAGGTAGGATACAAAATGTTTCACTGGGTGAATCTGTCATGTTAGTAATTCATACTCCATATCATTTATTAAATTTTGTTTGCATTTTGTATTACATACTGGAATAGTACCTGACTCCATAGCTACAGCAAAATCTGTAAACCATTGAGAGTCATATAAACTTTGAATACTGTTAGTTCCGTTAAGTTTATGGCCTTCTACACCATGTTTACTAGAAAAGTTATCAAGTAATCCTTTAAAACTCATATTAGATGCCATCCAACAACAAGGAGTAATATATCCTCGAAAGTTTATAAAAAGTCCTTGACTCTCTCGAGTATTTTTATAGCAGTCCGGAACAACTTTTGAATATGTTGCCTTTTTAGTATACCCTTCGTGTTTTACTCCTGTAACATTAGGTCGATGGCTACCAATCCATTTAATATTTTCAAATCCTTCTTGTTCAGCATACTCAGAAACAAGATGGTGTTGGTGAGCGTTGTGTTCAAAGTGTATCCATTGCCACCACGCTACTCCTCCAGCTGAAATGTATGCTCTCCAGTTTTTTTGTAACTTCTTCCAATCTACATTTACTCTATATAAGTGATTTGTATCTTCAAATCCATCAATACCAAAATTAACTTTTAGACGGTTTGATTCTTTAGATAATTCACCTAATTCAGTATAAAACTTTTCATTCCTAGCACCGCCGTTTGTAGCAATTGATATTTTAGGCAACTTTGGAAATAACTCTTTACTATCAATTATCCATTTACATATTTCAAGTACATCTGGATTTATTGTAGGTTCATCATAGTTACCGCAAAAAAGAATCCTATCTAAGTTTGTCCATTTATCTTTGTCAACATAACTTTTAAATTTTTCTAAACTTATGTAAGTATCATTTAACGAAAGTCCGTATTGTGGAGCATCTGTTTTATTACTTGCTAAGTATCCTCTTGCACAGGCTGGACAAGCCGCATTACAGTGGTTGGTAATTTCCATCTGTAATTTTACCTGTTCTGATACCGAAATCTTCCAACTCATATTACTTTCCCCAAGGATTATATATATACTTATTCTTACTTAAACTGCTCAGCATAAGGATCGAATTCTGCTCCGCACTTCATTGCACAGACTTTAAGTTTTCCCAAATTACAACTTTCATATTTCCAACTACGTTTTATTGTATCAAATATTCCTGTATTAAAAACTTCACGTAATCCGTTTTTTGCATTGATAGCTTCTTTGCCGCCTGCAATATCAATATGTTCCCATATCTGTTCTACGTAAGGATCTTTATGCCACCACTTGTACATACGTCCAGCTGTCCAACAACAAGGTAATGCAAGTCCTTCTGCTGTAATATATAAACTATTTTCTTTTTTTACTTTACATACAATAGGTGCCTCGTCATAGTAAGTATCCATACTACCATATTTGTTAATAATTATATCTTGTGTTTGTAATGCTTTGTTTTGATATTTTGCGTCTGGCTTTTTAAGTTCTGTTGTTTGTTTTCCTTTACGACTTACGGCTTGGTGTGACTCTTTCTTTTCACTATTAGTTGTAATAAAGCGTCCTGTCTTTTTAGCAGTAAATTTTTCAAACCCTTTTTGCTCGCTTAATGCTTTTGCTTCTTCTACTTGATGTTGATTATGTTCAAATATTAAAAAATCCCAACGAGCTCTGCCGCCTGCTTCAATAAAAGCATCCATGCTACGCTCTACAGCTTTCCAGCTAACACCTTGTCTATATAAATGATTAGTGTCTTCTAATCCATCTACACTAAAAATAACACTACCCATACGTCCAAATATATTAGACAGTTCAGCCCACCACATTTCGTTTTGAGCGCCTGCGTTTGTATTCATACTTAACCACATTTGAGAATTGTGTTTTCTAAAATAACGGAATATTTCTAATGTATCTTTTGCAACAATAGGATCACCTAAATTACCACACATATACATTGTGTTTAGTTGTGCTATGAATGTTGGTGCAAAAATACGTTTACAATCTTCTAATGTAAGTTCATCAAGTTTAATGTGTGGATTAACTCCTTCACCGTTACAATTACGATCACACATAGGACATGCCGCTTGACAATTTTGTGTAACTTCTAAATGTATTGATTTAATGTCTTCGTAGTTATACATTACACTATCCTTTGCATTATAAGAGCAATTTTTAACTGAGATTGATAAAATGTATCGACACTATGATATCCATTATTTACTGCCCAACTATCTGCATCTATTATCTTAAAACTAATAGTACCGTTTTTATCTTTAAGAACTACTATGTTTGCTAGTTTAAGATCACCACTGCTCCAAAAATAGTCGTGATTAAGATGTTTGCTAATAACCATTGCACTTTGCCAAGCACCTGTAAAGGTATTATGTAAATTTATAAAATTATTTTTATTCCTTATATACGAGTATTCAGATCTCCAACTTTCTGTAAATTTTTCAACTGTAGTGAGAATATTAGGAATATATTCCATACTATACGTATTCTTATCTACTATATCAATTACTTTTACAACAGAAGCAGTTTTTTGAAATTGTTTATAAAGTGTTAACCACTCAGTATTAATAGTTTTTTGTTTAAGTGTTTTATATACGATATTATGTTTAGGATCGTATACAATTCTTGAAATATGTGAGTCGTGTAATATTTCCATTATTTAACACCAATCCTCATAAATCTTGTGTACTTAGGTAATTCTAATGCTCCACTGTATAAACAATTTGTCATTGGAGTTTGTTCAGCAAATTCTAAAATATTTTTTGAACAATTAATATGATCTTCTATTTCAAAATAATTATTTGATTGTAATACTGTTAAAGTTTGTTTGGGAATTTTAGAATACCATTCTGCAAAATTTTCTATATGTTCACAACTTGTATTAATTACAGTTTCAGCAGTGTCTGTAATCTCACATACTGTTCCGTTAAATCGTTTTGTTTTATACGTATAATCTGTGTATTCTATGTTGTGTATATCTGCTGTGGATGCTTTAAAGCGCCAGTCTTTTTTAGTATAGTTTCTGTTTACTGTTTCAGCAATAGTAGCACAGTTTTCATCTATATCAAAACTTCTAATTTTATTTATTGAACATTTACTTTGAAAAAGCATTGCGGCTAAAGTAGCATACCAGCCTGCACATAAAAATATAGTTCCTAATGGCAAATCTATCTTTTCTAATTCATCTACTAACCATCGTTTACTTTTTAATTGTCCCCAACTAAGAGCATCGCTAAGATCAGCATCATGATTGTCAACAGCATTACGAAGATTATTAAATACAGGATTTTTAGTTAGTACTAACATTCTTCCAAATATATCGTTATCGTTTTTCCATTCAATCATTAAACTGTTCCTTTAGCCAATCAAAGTCGTTTATTAAGTTAAGATTAGAGCTGTTAGAAAGGCCAAACTGCATGCCAGCATTAGCACCTCGTAACGCATCTCGCTTATAACTTCCAGTAGCATAAGTAGTCCAAGTTTTAAGTCGTTCATTTGTTTCCTCCTCGTCTTGTCTGTCTATTGTTTTACTTGCTAATTTAGCACATTCTCTAAAAGCACTTTTCCAAGTGCTAAATGCATCTGTATCAAATGCTGTAATGTTACTAACTTCATTCATTACTTTGAATTTATCACTAATGCTTGTGGTCATATCATTAGTTGTTGTATCCATATTACGTGTAAGTGTAGTAGGCAATAGTTTTACGCCGCCGTATCCATACGTTAAATTATTGATAGGATTAGCACTACGATAAACGTGTACTAAGTCTTGTTCCTCTGCTGTATGAGCAAATTTGAAGTCTTGTACGACCTTTGCGTCACCATCAACTACATAGAAGTAACTAGTTTTTACAAGTTTGGCCGCTTCAACATGAGCATTGTGTATACCTTTGACATTGGTAACACGCTTTACTCTATCACCAAATACTCCAACAGTATTAAATCTATTGTACAAATCGTCAAAATTTTGTTCCGCATTTGGCTCAAAGTAACTTATAAAGACTATATCATACACTTTTTGCACTCCTTGTAAAAATCTTTCATTTGAGGGAATACTTCTAAAAAATTAACATTTCGGCGTTTATCGTATTGTTGGATCCATTCATAAAACATTCTTCTTCCTTCAATAGCCTCTTGTTCCCAATTATCTGAATTAGCATGTCTTAGATCTAAGTCTTTTACAATACGCTTCATTTGGGCTTTTTCTCTATTATTAAAGTTTTTTTCTTCCATGTAAGGAATACACGGATGTAGGTATTCTTTAATTAATGCATCTGAAGCAATTTTAGCATCTAAGAATCCTGGACTTCTTACATAAGGTATATCTACTTTAATGTCATTTTCATATCCGCTCTTAAGTCTAGAAACATATTTTAAAAAAGGTAAAAATGTAGGAATACTTAATACGTTAAACGCACTCATAAACACACAACTACTATTTGTATGTTTTAAATAATATTTAACATTGTCTGTAAACATTGTCCAGTCCATACCGTATCTGTTGTAATCTTGTTGAGCTCCTTTAGCTTCGGCACTTACAAACAATACAAATCTTTTAATACAGTTATTGTCTTCTAAAATTTTAATTTTATCTACAAATTCTTTCCATTGTGTTTCTCCTGGTGGACATGCATTTGTGTTTATTGCAAATTCTAAATTAGGCTGAGGATTTTGAATTAAATATTCTATTACTCTATTAGTATGTTTGCTCATCAAAGGTTCGCCACCTGTAATACGAAACGTATGCATATGTGTTACTGCTTCTGGAAACCATTTCCAAAATGCTTCAACATACGGATTAGCTTCTCTTTGTGGTATTTGTTTTTGAGATTCATCTGGTTGGTTATATTTCCAATTAACATATTTAAATTTATAAGGACCGTGTTCTTTAATTTCGTCAGTCCATTTACTACTAAATGCAGGGCCACAATAACCACACTTAAAATTACAGACATTACTAAAACTAACTTCAACATAACGTGGATAAAAATTTTCATCACCAGTCATTTTAGATATAGTATCAAAATCAGGCCAGCTAAAAGGATCGTTACTTTTAAAAACCCTATCACTATATTCGTCTGTATTATCTTCAATACGCCAGCAATAATCACATTCGTTTGGACGCTCATTGTTAAGCATTTGTTTTCTTACATTCTTTTTAAATCCGGTGTTATGCAATGCACCTGGATTTTCTGCAAGCTCGTTTAAATCAATTGGGTGTGCTTTAACATGATGACAACTGTGTGTTAATCCTGATCCTAAATGAATTGTTACTTGTGTCCATTTAGCCAGACAGAATCCACAACCTACTTTGTCTAATTTTTCTTTGACATCAATAAGTTGAGGTTGTTGCACTATTTTTCCTTGTCTATAAACTGCTGATTACTATTTCTACTAGGATTTTGATAAACAGTTTTAAAGAACTGACTTTGTTCTTCAGTAAAAGGTTGAATCGCAATAGGGCAATCTAGTTGATTAATTAAATCGCTTCCATAATTAAAAATCTCATCGTGTAAAACATCTGCAGGCATTTCGTCTCTTCCGCCCCAAAGCTGATTAAGATATTCAAAGTCACGTACTTGTACGTAATCCCAATCACTAAGCATTGTCATACTAAGGCCTTCTCTAGCACCTAGTATTGCCCAGTTACCGTTTTTAGCATCAGCGCCAACCATTAACCAAATCCATAGTCTATGTAAATTCTTCCAATGGCCGTTTAAAAATTCTTCCTTAGTTGGTTTGACTCCTTGATCAAGTGCCATTTTTACACCTTCACGAAATCCTGCTCGCCATGCCTGATGTGGTGTTTCGTTATTATATACATCTGAGTAGCAACTATTTTGTTGGATATACTGTAAGTCCCAACAGAAGTCTACTTGTGCTTGTTTATTATTAGGATCAGCATTTTCGTGTGTTTTCATATCTAATACATATTGTTTTGGCCAGCATTTTAATCCTCCATTGCCATATAGCAATCCGTTAACAGAATTTTTGCCGCACCAACTAATTACACTATGTTCTAAGTCTGTATGTTCATCAAAGTCTAATACTTGATTAATAAAATCTTGCCGTATAGTATTGTCACCGTCTACTGTAATAAATCTATCTGTTTCAGAAAGTTCAGCACAGGCTTTATGTGCCGCATCAGAACCTTCAACACCATGTACACGCTTTGCCCACGGAACTTTAGTTAACAAGTCTGCATAATTTTTATCAGCGTTTGGTTCGTCATAACTTAAATAAATTATATCTATTTCTGCAATTTTTACTTTCATTATAATTCCTTATACATACAAGTTGCCATATCACTACTTGCATAGATACTATACGTATCTTTAATATTAATTGTATGTTCTTTTGGATCTGCAATATTAAACGTAATCATATCGTATAATACATGCGGATCACCTTTCTTTGTAAAACTAAAAGTAATTTCTTTTTGTAAATCTACGTTAGTTGTTTTCATTGTATCTAATAGTTCTATACCTGTACTAATA